ATGTAGATTTTTTAATAGACTTCTTTAATAAGTACTCATCTATGGATGATTCAAAAGAAGAAATGGGAGAACAAGATGCCGCACCAGCCGCTTCATCACCCGCACCATCATCAGGTGGAGGTGGAGGAAGTGTTCCAAAATGGGCGGACTCTTATCCATTAAAAAGAGGTAAAGCAAATCCATTAACCAAATCAGGTGAGAAATGGGAAACAGGACTTACCAGAGGAGCCGCAAATCAAATTTGGTAATAAATGATATTTATTGTTAAGAACAATATATTTATAATAAAAAAAAGATTATGATACAACCTAATTATAGCCCAAAGGAAGCTTTAAAAAGAGCAAAACTAATGATGGGATATGACCCTTCAACAACATTAACGGAAAATCAAGAAAGATTAAAATCTTTAATTAAAGAAGATTCTATTGATACTGCAACTGAACAATCAATCAGTAAAATATTAAAAGCTTGTAGTGGTCGACCAGAAGCGGAAGGTACTTTAGATGCCGCAGCAATTGCATCGGCGTTTAACAGAGCATTTAATTATCAAACATTGGGATTCATGGGTGGAACTGACGATTCATTATGGAGAAAACAAGCAGCAACAATGAATGCGGGTAATTTTGATGACTTATGTAATATCAAAAAAGAGTTTGAAGATTTAGGTTATGGTGATTTTGCACAAGCGTTAGTTGACGATTTAGATGACGAAGAATTAGCAGAATTAATGGAAACGTTTGCGGCAATGCAATATAGAACTAAAAAACAAACTAAATTGGCGGTTGCTAGTACAGAACAATATAATATCAATTGGTTTAAAAAATCATTTCCATGTATTTTTGATTCTGACTCTAATGTTAATCAAGTAGTTAATAAAAATGCAAATAATTATGTGTACATTTTAATTAAAGGTACTTCAGGTAGTCAATATCAAGTATATTCTGATGGTAGAGTTAAAAAGGCAGACGGAACTTCAACAGGTCAAAAAGTATCTTGTAATGGGTCTAAAGTAACTTTAGTTGCTGAGTCAATTCAAAAAAAAAAGTTAACTGAACAATTTGATGATAGTTCGCTAACTGGAGGTAATACTGGCGGAGGAGGTGGTGGTAATACACCAACGCCAAACCCGAAACCTAAACCTAAAGTGACTTATACCGATTGTAGTGGAACATATAAGTTATACTGTAAATCACCAATGATTAAAAAAGTACAAGCGTGTCTTGGACTTACTGATGACGGAGCTTGGGGTAAAGCAACCAACACAAAACTTAAAGAATTAGGTTATACCACATTCAAAGATGCTGATGTTGATGCGATATGTGAAAAGGCTAAACCTGAAATTAGTGGAGAAGTTGTAGTTACAGACCCATCAAGTACAGACTTTTAAAATTTAAAATATGAAATTTATAATAGAAGAAAACGAAGCAAATAGAATACTTTCAATGCACCAAGCGTTGAAAGAGCAGGTTAATCCTCCCGCTGCGGGAACACCAGCACCACCAAAACCTAAAACAACTCAAGAAAAATTACAAGAGTTTGTTGATGGTGGTTGTGTTAAAAATGGTGTGGTTGTTCGTATGAATTCAAAAAATCCAAACAAACAATTTGCAATTAAACAGGAGAGCACAAAAAATCCTGGAAAATTTAGATATTTCTTTGTTGATTTTACATACGGTACTGTTGGTGCTGATGGAACATTCCAAACTGCAACTAACAAATGGGAATGTAATCAGACAAATATTGCAGCAAATCAATCACAAGCGGCACAGGCTCAAGCAAATCAAGCACAAGCTCAACAAACCGCACAAACTAACATTGACTTAACTCAAAAAGAGGGTGGATGGAAAAAAAGAGAAGATATTACCGATACTGATGCAAATGTTAACAATCCGCAAATGTATCAAAAACAAGTTGTGAATGGCGTTACACTTTACAGAAGAATTTCAGGAGCAGGTATTGCGGGAGCGTTAGATGAGAGACAACAAAAAGTTGTTGAAAAATGGAAAGCTCAAGGTGCTAAATTAGAAGGTGAAGTTGATGCAGAACAAGCAAAAACTTGGACAAGAAAATTAGTTAGTCCAAAATCTGAAGGTTTATTCTCTGAAGATTTTTATATGTATTTCCCACCAAACACAGTTAATAACGCTGACATTACAGCGGCATTTAAAGACGCAGTTACTGACCAAACACCACAAAGTAAGGCAGATTGTAAAACAGCGGTTGAAGCTTATTACATGGCATTTAAAACTAAAAAGAAAATTGAACCAAACACATTAAATGCTATGAAAGAAAAAGTTCAAGCATGTTCAAATCAATTTGAAGGTCAATGGGGAGGAGTTTTTAGTAAAGTTGATGATTATGTAAATATTCTTAGAGGAGTTAAACCAGGTGGTCCATCGTCTTATGGTGATGACGCTCAATGGAGATTAAAATAATTTACATTTATGTTAGAAAAACAAATTAAAAAGTCTTTAATTGAAACTAAAGAAAAAAAAGAAAAACAATTGATTGAACAAAAAATAATCAAGAGTAGACTTTCTATGATAGTTGAAAACATTAAGACTGAAGAAGATTTTAATAACTTATCTGAGGATAAGAAACTTAAATTAAGTTTTAATTTATTACAAGAACTTTCTTACTTACAAGAAAGTGGTTTGATTTCAGAACAAGATTTAAGTGGAGTTTTAAAATCAATATTTGGTGGATTTTTTGGGAATGCAACTCAAACAATGTTTGAACCAATGATTCACAAAATTGTAAAACCTCTTTTTGGTGAAGGATTTATTTCAAATTTTATAGTTTCGTATTTAACATCAAGACCATCAGATGTAATAAAAGCTTTCAGTGATTGTAAATTAATGACAAAATTAGTTGCGGAATCTGTAGTTGAAGCAATGGTTATGTCAATGCAAACCGAAAAGGGTTATACAGGGGCAGGATATAGTTTAATTAGAAATACATTAGGTGGAGCCTTAAAAAGTAGTAGCTTCATTCAAAAAATAGAAGAAGGATTGGAAAGTACTGTTTGCGGACTATTTGGTAAATTTACCGATAACGCCGAAAAGGTTAAGGAGAAACTAAAAACCGCATAGGTTAAAGGAATTCATGGAGTGAAGGTTCCTGAATATAAATGAGAACTAAAACAAAAGGGGGTGTTCCAAAATCTCAAAAAAAGAAGGGTTAATTACCCTTCTTTTTTGTTTTAACAATCTCGTCAATAATACCATACTCAAGAGCTTCATCAGCGCTTAACCATAAATCACGAGTCGCATCTAAAGTAACTTGTTCCGCAGTTTTACCACAATAAGACCCCAACAAATCAAAAAGAATTTTATTAGTTTTTTCCCACTCAATCATATTAATACGAGCGTCTTGGATATTACCATAAGCTCCTCCTGATGATTGGTGTAACATTGTCTTAGAGAAACGTAATGATGAACGTTTACCTTTTGTTCCCGCACCTAACAAAACTGAACCCATTGAAGCCGCCATACCTGTGTTTACTGTCCTAATGTCACAAGAAATATATTCCATAACATCAACCATAGATAACCCTGATTTAACACTTCCACCAGGTGAATCAATGTGCATTGTAATATCGGCTTTATCTGTTGAATCTAAGAACATTAATTGAGCCTGTACGATTGTTGACATGTGGTCATTAACAGGACCTGCAACCCATAACAAACGGTCTCTCATTAATCTTGAAAAGATGTCCATTTGAGTTACCCTCATTTCTCTTTCCTCCAAAATGTATGGGGTCATTGACGATTCAATTTGGTTTGCTGCGTAGTGTAAATCTAACGAGCTTTTACCTAAATGTTTAACATAATAGTCTTGGAATTCTTGTCCTATATTCATATTGATTTTTATTTGATACAAATGTAGGTAAAATATTTTAAAGTCCCAAAATATCGTCAATAATTTCCTGACTTGATAATTCTTTAAAAGGTTTTGGATGTTGGTAAGACCAAAAAGTTTTCCAATTACCAAACCAAATAAGACCTTCTTTTCTTGGGTCAATAGTTCTCCAATCACGACTAGCCTTTGGAAACCTACCAATATTGTATGTTTTGTAGTAATCTATATTGTTTGTATAATAAAAAGTGTCAAACCTTTTATTTATATGGTTAAAGTGAGAGTTTATCGCGATTTTACAACCATGTTTAAATTGATACTCTTTAATACGGTCTATCCATAATAAACACTCATCATAATCTAAAGTATCAAGGTTGAATAACACTAATTTACCGTTATCATTAAAACGATGAGAATAGATTTTAACTAACCCTATTTTATCAACATATTTATAAATTGTTACCTCAAAATCATAGTAAAAATCAATAGGACAATTAAAAAATTTTCTACCACTTATATGTTCTTTATCGGTAATACTAAAACCTTCAACATATAAAGATTTATCTTCGTTTTTTTTAAACTCTCTTAATTCAATGTAATAATAGTCATCAGGTCCTGAAACCGTAACATGAATACTTGGATTAAAATCTATTGATATTTTTTCTTCGTTAATTGTAATATACATAATCTTCAATTACTAATTTATCAATTATACCTTCTTTTAATTTTTCAAACGCATGAATTGGGTTATCAATAATCGGTTCATTGTGAGAATTAAACGATGTGTTTAATAACAAAGGAATTCCTGATATTTTATAATACTCATTAAGTATTTCCCAAAACTTAGGTAATTTATCTTTTCTAACAACTTGAGGTCTTGCGGTTTTATCTGATTTTTGAATTACAGCAGGTATTTTATTAATCCAAGATTCTTTAGTTGGGTAACAAATTGTCATAAATTCTGCAGAATATTTTGATTTAGAATATTCAAAAACATTTTCAAAATGTTCATCCATTATAATAGGTGCAAATGGCATCACATCGTTTCGTTTTAATCTTTTATTTAAAACCGAATGAGCTCCAACATCAGTTGGTCTTACTAATATACTTCTAGCTCCTAAAGCTCTAGGACCATATTCAAAACCATCTTTAAACCATCCAATTATTTTACCATCATTCAAATCGTGAGCAATTTCACTTGGTACGTAAAGTTTTTTATTAAATGAATAATGTTCAGAAACCCTCTCAACATCCAAGTTAGTATATTTTAACCCTAAATAAGAGTTTTCAAGTCGTTTAGGTTTTGTCCATTCACCTAACTGTACTGATTTATAGATACATGCACCTAATGATAATCCTTCATCTCCCATTGCAGGAAATACAAACATTTCATCTACCCAATCAAGTTCGTTTATTTTTTGGTTTAATTTAACATTTGCAAATAATCCCCCTGCAAAACATAATTGTTTATAGTCAGGGTAGATTTGGTGTAAATCATTTAAGAATTTTAAAAATAAATCCTCAGTTAACTTTTGTAAGTTATATGAAAAAATCTCTCTTTTTTCTTGAGTGTTGAAGTACCCTTTTCGGTACATTGAATCAATTAAAAATTTAGTTTTTGTTGCGGTACCAGATGGAAAAAATCTTAAATTTTCATAATCAATACAAGAATTTAACATATTATAAATGTCTTTGTCAAAACGACCATTTGGAGCCATACCCATTAGTTTACCTTCGTCCTTACACATTTTCCAAACACCTTCATCGTATTTGTCATAACCCATAATACCTGAAGTACTAAATCCCCATAAATGAGATAGACTACCAAATTCCGATATTCTATCATCCTTTAATAAAGTCATTTTACCGTCCTCACACAAATAAATTTTCATAACAGAAAAGTCACCACCACCATCATATGATATGGTCATAACTTTTCCTTCCATACCACTTGTGTAATAAACTCCGTAACAATGAGAATCATGGTGACTTACTTTTTCATAATCACCACCTGTTATTCTACTTGCAAATTTATCTGGTGTCGGTTGGGCAAAAACTTTAAAGTCAGAATCTTCAATATTTAATTTCGTAAATTTTTGGATTATATCTGAGGATAATTCGGGGTAAGCGTCATAATTATCTCCTGACTTTATTCGTGTCATTCTTTCTTCTTCTATACAAGACACTATTTCCCCGTCTTTTACTAATGAGACAACTGGACTATGTGAGCCTGCAAAAAAACCATAAATGGAACTCATAGTTAATTTTTACTTATTACAAAATTATTTATTACTAAAAAATCTAAACCGCAATTTAGAAATGTGTTTATTGCATCATAAGGACTTTCAACAATAGGTTCTTTTGGACCGTTAAAACTTGTGTTAAGTAAAACAGGAACACCAGTTTTAATATAAAAACTTTCAATTAATTTATAGAAATTATAATTACTTGCTTCAGTTACAGATTGATGTCTTGCAGAATAATCAATGTGAGTTACCGCTGGTATTTTAGTTCTCCAATCTTCCTTTACAGTTGTTGTTACCATCATATAAGGTGAATATACATCCGATACAAAAATATCTTTTTGATGGTCAAATAACACTGCAGGCGCGAATGGTCTATACCACTCTCTTTTCTTAATATCAGCATTTATATGTCCTGTCATCCAAGAATTGATTGGTGATGCTAATATTGAACGATTACCTAACGCTCTTGGACCTATTTCTGAACCTCCTTGAAACCACCCAATAACTCTATTTTGAGATAATTCATCAGTAATACCATCAATTAATTCATGTATGTCATTATATTCTTTATAGTTTAAAATATTGTGTTTGTTTAGGGCTTCAATAACTTCAATTCTTGAATATGGTTTACCGATATACGGACTAAACATTTCAGTTTCTTTGATATCCATTAATTCTTGGTATGCAAACCAAGCACACCCTAAAGGAATTCCACTATCATCGGCAGGAGGTACAAAATATGAATTATCAAAAAGACCTGAATTTAATATTTGTTCATTTGAATTACAATTTAAAAATGAACCTCCAGCAACACAAACATTTTTTGATTTAGTCAACTCTTTCGCTTTTTTTCCTAACATTAAAGAAACTCTTTCTTGTTCTCGTTGGTAAATCCCTGCGACACAAGCTTTTGAATAAAAATCGGAATTATATGTTACTTTAGGGTAAATTCTTCTATTTGGAATAAAAATATCACCATCTTTTTCAACAATATAGTGAGGTGCCTCATTTACAATATCTTGATTAGCGTAAGATGCTAATCCCATTAGTTTACCTGCAGGCCAAGTATGTTCATTTGGTTCGTATATTAATTGTAATGAACCTTCGGAATATAATGTACCGACAGAAACATCATCATCAGTTTCTAATGGAACTGGATATTTTATCCATTTTTTATAAACTTCTTTAAATGTTTTTTTGGTTAGATGATAAATTGATATCCCCTCTGTCCAATCTTCATTTAGGTCCAAATTTTTAGTCTCAAAATCAGGATACCAATTAGGTAATTTATTTAAATGATTTAAAATACTACCTGATGCGTCTGCAACTATAACCGCAGCATCTTCAAATCCTGAACTAAAAAAGCTTGAATAGGCGTGAGCTAAATGGTGAGGAATAAATTTAAGATTAAAAGGTCTATCACCAAAATAAATTTTAAACTGTTCCTCAACATCATCTTTAAGCTCTGTAGTACTATAAACAAAAGAATCAATATCTTTTATAGTAATACCCAAATAATTTAAACAATAAATGATTGATTCATAAGGAAGTTTTCCTCCTTGATATGCACCGTCATGTTTTATCCTTGATAATCGTTCTTGTGTTATACCAACAACGACTTTACCGTTTTCAATAATAACGGCACCTTTATCGTGTCCAACAGAAAATCCTAATGTCCTCATTCAATAATATTAATTTAAAATTTATTCTTGTGTTATTTCAGGTTCTTGAGTTTCTTCGGTGTTTGGACCTAAATTAACCGCCATTCCTTCTTCAACATCTTCTTCACATTTAAAAATGTGGATTTGATTGTTTTGTTTAAAGATGATTACTTTTTTAACATCATCCGCTAACATAACATCACCTTTAACGTCAACAACGATACCTTCATTTTCTTTAAAAATTAATCCTAAAGCTCTTGCAAATAACATTGATGAGTTAAGTAAGTCTTGTGGGTTATCTTGATAACCTTCTTCGTTTGGGTTTAAATGATTTTCTTCCATTTTATTCTGTTTCGTGATTATAATACTCTTCGTATTCTTTGTTTATTTTTGGATATTTTTTTAGAATTGTATCCAAAGTCAATTCATGTCTTGATAATTCAACACTTGTGTTAAATAACTCATCGTTCAAACTATCAATAATAATTCGGTTTTCAATCACGGAATTTTCAAGTTTAATTCTTTTGTTCCCCTCATTACCATATTGAACACCTAAAGAAATACATAATAAGATTGTTAATATCAATCCAATTTCTAATTTTGTTTCTCTTTTCATAAAATTCATTTAATAAAATCTAATAATTTTTTTTAAGAAACAAATGATTTTTGATAATCATCCCACGCTTTATTTAACGCAACATTTTCATTCATCATTGATGGTACGTATGGTTTTTTCTTCATTACCATATTTGCTTCTTCAGGAGTTCTATTACCTTTTCTAAGGTTACATTTAAAACATGAGGTTACAAGATTAGTCCACTCATTACCTCCACCTCTGGATTTTGGAATTACATGGTCTAATGTTAATTGTTTTTTTGATTCACAATAAACACACTCGTAGTTATCCCTTTTATAAATCCTTGCTCTGTTAACCCTTGTTGATTTTCTATTGAATTTGATGTAACTTAACAATCTAATAATAAGTGGTCTTATATAGGTGGTATAACCTGCATATATTGGATTTTCATCTGATTTTACAATTTCAGCCTTTCCCTTATCAACCAATATAAACCCTCTTCTTGTGCTCGTTACATTTAACGGGGTATAATCGTAATTTAATACTAATACATTATTCATATTTACCTCTTTTCACAAGAATAGGTTATTTTGAGTATAAAACAAAAAAAAGGGACGAAATTATTTCACCCCTTTTTAAATATACCTTGATTTAGTTGTTGTTTATGGTTCGAGATTTTCCACTTCTCATCACACCGTTGTTCTCAATTTCCAAAAGACACAATTTTATTTTGTCTATTATCGTCTCTTATAAATATCTTAAAAAACTTTTGAAAACTAAAAATTCTTACTATATTTGTGCTATGAAAAATGACCCTAAAGAAAAATTTACGTACACAACTGAAGAGTTGGAAGATATAAAAGAGTTTGATGTAACTTTAATGGATGGATTAGATAATGAATTATCTTGTAATTGGGATGATGAATATGACAATAATTTGGGAGACTTAATATTGTTTTAAAATAAAATCGGACTTGTAGCTCAGTTGGTTAGAGCACCGCACTCATAATGCGTAGGTCCCTGGTTCGAGCCCAGGCTGGTCCACAAATGAATAAAAAAATGAAAATTGCTGTTATTGCTCATGATGGTAAGAAAGCCGATATGGTTGCTTTCATTATGAAAAGATTGGACTTCTTTAAAAAAGTTGACGTTATTGCGACAGGAACAACAGGAAGACATATTGAACATGCTGGATTAGATGTTCAATGTATGAAATCGGGTCCACTTGGTGGTGATGCTCAAATTGCATCAATGATTGCCGATGGTGAAATTTCAGGTGTTGTGTTTTTTATTGACCCGTTGGAGGTTCATCCCCACCAAGTGGATGTTAATATGTTATTAAGAATTTGTAATGTGTATAATACACCACTTGCAACAAATTACATGACAGCGTCTTATATTATTTCAGGTTTAGAAAGAAAATTAGAAAAAGAAAATTTATGACAGAAGAAGAATTAGAAAATTGGCAAGCGGTAGATTACCGAATGAGAGATGAAGGTATGGATTATTGTTTTGAACATTACAGCTCATTTGAGGAAATCAAAGATGAAGAGTTCCATAAACTAAGATTGGAATTATTGGATAACATGAGAAAAATTCGTAAATACGTTGAGGACAAAATTGAAAGTTATGAGGAAGATTACGACAACGAATAACTCAAAGAAAAATTTTTAACATTTTAAATAAATAAACTATGCCAGATTTTACCAGTTATGTTGAGGTTGAACCTTATGAGTTTGTCTCAGAATGCAGCAAAAACGAAATTAAAGAACTTATTGATGAGTTAATTGATGCGGGACATCTACCTCAAACAGTTCGTAATACGACTGAAGTTCGTCGAGGAAATTTAGAGGAAGAATTCCTTGAAAAAATGAATAAATTAAGTGAATCTTATTATCGTATATCTCAAGAAGATGATAAAATTTTACAAGATTTGTTTAAAAAATACCTTTAGGGTTTGATTTTTTAATTTTTATTACTATTTATAACATTATGACAACATTAAACACGCTTAATAGATTAGCTTTAGCACCGACAAACGACGGTACAGGGAATCTATGCTCGTGTTCAGATGTTAAATAATGGTAGTAATGAAGCCAAATTTAAAAACCCTGAACACATAAAGTTCAGGGTTTTTTGTTTTATAAGGTTTTTTGATTACCTTTGTAGTGTTCTTTGGTTTATGGGAAAATAAAAATAGACGGGGTGTAGCGTAGCTCGGTATCGCGCTTGGTTTGGGACCAAGAGGTCGTAGGTTCAAATCCTGCCACCCCGACAATCGTCTTTTTAGCTCAGCGGTAGAGCAATTCGCTGTTAACGAATAGGTCCAAGGTTCGAATCCTTGAGGGGACGCAATTGCGAATGTCGTATAATGGTCATTACTCCTTCCTTCCAAGTAGGAGACGGAGGTTCGATTCCTCTCATTCGCTCAAAGGGTAAGAGATACCCAATAGTTTTGGTACCGTTACTTAAGAATGGTATAGTTGTAGCCTTCCACGACTTTATAGAGGGGGTTCTCGGAGAATGGACTTAACAAACCCACCGAGTATGTTTGACTTTTTTTATGTGGTAAGACACTAATGAAAAAGACCTATCTTACGGTTAACCTATTTGGGGTTGTACACGATAATAGGGGATATGTTTTTTCAAGACGAAAAAACCGTTAAAATCTACTCACTATAATCTCAGGTGGGGACAATTGGTCTCATAGTTAAACGGCTATAATGCAGCCCTGTCACGGCTGAGTTCGGAGTTCGATTCTCCGTGGGACCGCAAAAGGGGCTCGGTGGAAGCCCATGAGCAAGTGATGAGCTTGCGTCCACTACAATGCCTCCTTAGCTCAGCTGGTAGAGCAACTGATTTGTAATCAGTAGGTCGTTGGTTCGATTCCGACAGGAGGCTCAACAAGGGGTTACATGTACCAAGGCTTGGCGAGAAACACTTGCAATGTTTCTGAGGTGAGTTCGATTCTCACTAGCTCCACTATGAGATATAATGACGAATTAAAAGTTGTTTGGTTAAATCCAATGAGAACTGCATCTAGGTCATGTGGTGAAATCCAAAAATTATTAAAATTTTCAAATTTAAATGATAACCATGGGTTAATTGTTAGAAAGGATAAAGAGAATTACTTTTTAGTGGTAAATATTAGACACCCATATCCTAGATTAGTTTCTTTATTTAAATTATTTTGTATTCATAAACAAATCAGTTTTGATATTGAAGTTTTTCCATCATGGATTAAAAGCGCGTTAGATAAACAAAATGAACATTTAAATTACTATACAGTTTATTTAGACCATTCGTTAAGTGAAATACCAAAAGAACCTGACGCTTATCTTAGGACAGAATTTTTAGAATCAGATTTAAAAAATATGTGGTTCATTAAAAATAATATGGAATTACTTGAAGATTGTTTTGAAAACAAAATAAGAAAAAATTCATTTAAATTTGAACATGGTATTGAAATTCCTTGGCAATCATTTTACAGTCAAGAGTTAGCTGATTTTGTTTATTCAAGGACTGAAAGTCAATTTAAAAAATATAATTATAATAAAGATTATTGGAAAGATGGCACACCCTAATTTACACGCAAAATCATCCGCCAAAAAGTTTGGTGGAAAACCAGAAGATTATATTCATTTACACGAATGGATGGATGAAACTAAAGGATGGTTTGGAGATTCTTTACATAGAATGTTTAGACATCATAGTGAAGGTATTTTTGAAATGGAAAAAAGGTTTGGTCCTGAATTTTTAAATAGTGATGGTAAGATAGTATACACAAGATATGTTGGAGAACAACATGTTAAAGAAGATTGTAATAATTATATCCCATCTGCAAAAGAATGGGTGACTAATATTTCAGAAAATAAACGACCTCAATGGATGTTGAGGACCCTTAAAATTGAAGATTGATATTTATTGATATGAAAAATATTTTAACAACAGACGAAAAAAAATACTTAAACCGAGTTTGTAATTACTTGGGTTCTTTGGGTATGAAAGATGGTTTAATTGAATTTGAACTTGAGAGTGAAGCATATGATTTTAGTGCTCAGGAGGTTCAATGGAAATACATCACACATTTTGCGAACAATTATTCTGCAGACATCCCTGACGGATTAATACCTATTTTGAAAAAATTAATCAATCACGTTGATGAGGATAATCTTTTTACTGTCCCTGATATTGATATGATGAATTATCAAAAACTTGAAATCAATATTGATGTTGACGATAAAGAAATTTCAATTTCACATTATTGGGGTTATTATGATAGAGGAGGTGAAAACGTAATTGAATTTGACTCTACAGATGATAAAGAAAGATTTAAAGAATGGGATGATGAGGGGTTATTTTCTGATGTTGAGGTACCAAACGACGGTATTTTAGAATTACCATATAATGGTGGTGGTGACTCAGGTTATATTGAAAGTTCTTTTGAACCAACAGGAGACGCAGTACCTGCTCATATTGAGGATTGGTGTTATAGAGTACTTGAAAGTAATTTTGGCGGATGGGAAATCAATGAGGGCTCTGACGGTAAATTCATTTTTAATTTCAATGATGGAACTGTCACATTATACCACACAATAAATGTTGAAGAAGATGCGATGGATACATTATATGAAGAAAGTTTTGCACTATAGCTTGTAGCAATCAATTTTATCTATTATATTTGTACCATAGTTCTTAAATGTATTCGCCTGGGTGGTGTAATCGGTAGCCACGCAAGACTTAAAATCTTGTGGACAGTAATGTCCGTGCGGGTTCGATTCCCGCCCCAGGTACAAAATAAAATGTCTCCGTAGCTCAGCTGGATAGAGCAACTGCCTTCTAAGCAGTAGGTCACAGGTTCGAATCCTGTCGGGGATACAATATCATTATCGTACCTCAGTGAGATACGGCGCAAGTTATACACTTAAACAACGCGGGGGAGGCGTGTTCCTCGATGTGGCTGAAGCGATAATGATATATACCCCGATGGCGTAATGGTAGCCGCGAATGCCTTAGGAGCATTTGTCTTATGACGTGTCGGTTCGAGTCCGACTTGGGGTACAAAAAAATGTAAATATGTATGTACAGTCACCTTTAGTTTCAACAAATCAGAGCAATATATTTCACCTTGCTCCAATTCCTGTATACATGAAGATTTTTGATGACCATGAATTACATGATGAGGTTTTTAATTTGGGATTCAATACTTTAAGTACTCAACAAAAATTAATGGGTCAGGAATTACCTGAGCAATACGATTTGGAAAGACAATCAAATTATTTTGTAAACTACGACAGAAGGGACATGTGGGTTGAGCCTACAGAGTATAACCCAATTGGTAGTCGTTTTTGGACACCGCCAAACGACTTTCTTAATAGAGATGAACAATGTGTTAAAACAATTAAGAAAAGGTGTGAGGACGGTTATTTGGAGTTAATTAATTCATTAGGACTAAAAAACAACAATAATCCAAATATAACAGAAAGTTGGATTCAATATTATAACCCAACTGAAGGTCGAGGTCATAATCAACATAATCATTGTCGTTGGTCTCCTGACGAAGAAACTCCTTTAAATTTTGTTGGAGGATATTATTTGTCTGACGGTGAACCAATTGCTGACCATCCATATAGTGGTGTATTTACATTCCATGTTAGAGGTATGTCACATTTTCTTAGACCAAAAAAAGGTATGTTGATTATTTGGCCATACGATATTGTACATTCAGTTAAACCATTTTATGGTAAAAGTCATAGATGTGTAATTAATTTTAATATTCAAGACAGTATATGATTAAAATAGATACTGATATTTTTGTTTTTGAAAGAATCATACCTAAAGACATTATTTCTGAATTATTAAAACTTAGAGGTAATGACACTCAAATAAGGATTGATATTGATAAGTTAGATATGAGTTTATTTCACAAAATAAATGATTTTTGGTTTTTAAAAATTGAAAACAATTATCTTGAAGAATACTTTAAAATCTATGATGTTGAAAATAATGTTGGGTTTAATGTTAATGATGAAACCGTCAAATCTTTAAAAGAATATGTTAAAACAATATGGAGAGATTTATATATGTTATACTATTCTCCTGAAACATATGCGGGAGGTTCACAATCAGTTCATTGGGATTTTAGTAATATAACAATGGTTGGAGGATTGGATAATGATTATGAAGGTGGTGAGTTGGTATTCCCAAGACAAAATGTACAATATCGTCTAAACGAAGGAGATATTGTTATATTTCCAGGTGGGTTAACCCATCCTCATTATGTTAACTCAGTGACAAAAGGTAAAAGAAATGTTATTGTTGGCCAGAGTATGACTATTAAACAGGACCATCAAATAAATTATTAAAAATAATTTTGTGAATTAAAATTTTTGCTTATCTTTGTACTGTGATTGAGGAGCACGATTTAGATACACAAGCTCAATTACAAAATGGGTGACACGGGAACGATTCAGATACTAGTGTTACCCTTTTTTTTATACGTCTTGTAAAGTAATAACTAATTGGTCTTTACCAACTCTAAACGGGTCATATTTAGATTCTCTAAACACAGTTTTAATAATTAATTCCCAATAAGTCCCTGATATATGAACAGGAGTAATTGCCATTGCCAATTCCCATTTTAAAGATTTAACTACAAATGGTTCTTCTGTTTTAATTTCTTGGCTAACTATTTTTTGTGCGATTTCATTTTTTGCCATACTAATAATCTCTTTGATTTCAGCATTTACAATTGGTCTTGTATTATAACCTATAATATCATCTCTAACCGCTCTATCAAATGCGTGAGATGTTCTATTAACATCAAATGAAAATAAAACTTCTAAAGAAGCTCCTATTTGGGCAATTCTTTTCTCAACTAATAACTCTTCTTTAATAATTTGTCTTAATGTTTTCATCTTTTTATAAATACTTTAAAAAATTTATTTGACAAAACTAAAACTTTTAGTATATTGTGTATAATTATAAACAATGAGAACAACAATGGTCCATATATCGTCGTTTAAGCAACAAGAGATTTGTAGCTGGTATCGTCATGGGCAAAATTGTGGTTCGGAATTAGATTTAGGTTAATAGTAAGTTAGTAGTAACAGAATATTTAAACCCCGAACTTTGTAGAAAAGTTTGGGGTTTTTTGTTTTTAGGTTTGGCGGTTCAAAAAAAAGTAGTATCTTTGTACTGTTGAAAGAAACAAAAAGAGGTCTTTGACATGTTGGTAAAAAAATACAGTCCTTTAGCTCAGTGGTAGAGCTCTTGCCTTACATGCAAGAAGTCGTAGGTTCGAATCCTACAGGGACTACAAGGTAGATAATAGTCGGAGTAAAGACCGCGATGGTGTAATAGTCCGAGTAAAACTACCAATTTGGTCCGTTCGTCTATCGGTTAGGACATATCCCTTTCACGGATAAAAGACGGGTTCGATTCCCGTACGGACTACAGAAGGTGGGGAGTAAGTATTAGTGGTTGGTGACTTACTCCCCGTCAATAAAGAAATTGATAATGGTTTTCCCCACTCAACGGATGTCGACAATCCAGAATGGAATCGGAATTCATCACCCTTTCAGCCGAGGCCTCATAAAACTCAGGAAAGCTGTTAAGATTGGAGCGAGACGGGTACTCCATCATTATCAACAATATTGTGTTGTTCCCGTGAGAAAGGAATGAAATAGTCAGATGTGAATATAAACTTTATAATGGGGTATATTCACATTTGCACAACACAGAGGTTCTCAACCTCAAAGCCGTGTTGTTCCTGTGAGAAAGGAATTAACCATAAGTA